TGGCATGGGCTTTCCTGGAGCGGGAGCCGGAGCAGGGGCAGGGGCGGGACGGGGGGCAGCCGGCCTGGGCTGGGCCGGAAGCGCCTCCGGCTGGGAGAACTGAGCCTGCGGAACAGCCCGAGGGCCGGCCAGTCGCTGGTTCTGGATCCCTTCGACCTCATTCCTCGCTGCCTGCTCTTGGGCAGAGTGGAAATGGGAGCGGGACGGGTACATGGCACCGTTCGGTCCACGCCAGCCGGGGTACTTGGGGGTGGGCCTCGGCGGCCCGGATGCCCAACCACCCTGAGGCTTGGGCTTTGGCTGCTGGACAGGCAGCGACTCAGGAAACCTTACCTGGTCTTCTTCGTCGGCCCATGTTCGTGCCATGCCCATCAGCGGGTCCTCCTACTGATTCATGGCCCCCCTGCCTCCGATTGGTCATCCTTTCCGGCCATCAGGCATGCCACCTCAATCAGGGCAGCGGCTCCAGCTCTGGTAAAAATCCATGAGCTTCGCTCCTTGGCTTGTTCCTCTAGCCAACCGATCACGGTCTCACGGTTATCCTTGACCCACTGGACTCCGTTCTCGTCCATCTCCCTGGCTCGGGCGTTGCAGGGGCAGTTCTCGGTGGTGACGTACCCCATGCCGGCCAGGAGTTTCTTGAGTTCGGTGCCGGGCCCACCCTTCGAGACTTCTGCTGACCGTTGCTGAACCCCCTCGCAGACCCTCTTGCAGTCAGCGAGGTCCACGAACAGGGTGATTCCGTCCGCTTGCAATCCCGCCGGGGCTCCGATGCAAGTCCTCTCTCCCGTCTGGGGGTTCGTTTGGCAGGCAAAGACCGCAGGGGGCCGGATCTGGCCGCAATACTTCCGGCACTCGGCCTCTGTCTCGTAGCCGACCGTGTTGTTGGGGACGGTCTTTTGGGCACAGACGTTGTTCTCGCACACCCACCTGACAGGATCCCCGCCGCCACAGCACTCATCGATCCTCTCCCGGAGCCGGCGAAGCTCGATACTGATCTCGTTGATCTGGGCACAGGCGGATCGCTTTGATGCCCCGCCGTTGCCCGAGCAGCACACGATGTCCCCCTCGATGGCCGGTTTGCATGGCAGGGAGGGAGGCGTGGAGATGTCTTGCAGGCAGGACTGGGCCTTCTTCCTGAACCACGCGCATGTCAGGATCTTGTCCAAGAGACCTGGGAGCAGGCCGAAGATGATCCCGCTCAGGCCGGTGAGATCGACCTGGCCGTCTCGCCCGGCTGACCCCGAGTCACCCTGCTCCCCGTCCTTCCCATCCACGCCGGTTCCGTTGTAGCCCGACAACCCGTCCTTGCCGGCCCGGCCATCCTCGCCATCCTCGGCGGTCTGCTCCTTGGATCGGAACTGGTTCCTGAACTGGGACGATCTGGCCTGGGAAGCGGTGATCTCCCTGGAGTTGGCGTTGGAGTTGGCGTTGCCCCCTGCCGTCTGGCTGGAGTCTGCCAGGGTGAGCAGCCTCTGGGCGATGTCGAGGGAGTGGTTGGCCGGCACACCGCTCTGGGTCAGGAGGTCACCGATCTGCTGGGCTGGGCGAGGATCAGGCATCGTTCACCCCCTGAAGATCGATCGAGTGGATCACCACCGGGCCGGCTTCGGTCTGCTGGCCGTGGAGACCGACCGAGATGTGGGAGTCCGATCCGTAGATGTCGGTGATGGTGCGGCCGGCGAACAGGGCCCGAGCTATGCCATGGGACTCAGCCTCTTCGTGAGGCATGGAGATCATGTCCACGAAGGCACAGGGCTCCTCATCCGAGTGGATGAAGCCCACGCCTCGGTCTCTCCGGGCCACGTTCGGCCTCGGGGTGCTGGAGCCGTTGTAGTAGCAACCGAGCTTGAGCAGGCAGGACTCCTGGGTCGGCTTGTAGACCACCGAGATCGCCCTCGAACTCTGCTGGCCCCCGGTCTTGGCCTGCTCGTCGGTGACGAACTCGACGTTCCCGTTCCGCCACTTCCAGGAGACCGGCTTGCCGTCATCGGTCAGGCCGACACCAAGCTGGTGAAGCCCAACATCGGAGCCCAGGTATGACACCAGGCTGCCGTCAGGGCCACGAACCTCACACCCGGAGGAGAAGACCGTGGGGTAGTCCTCCATCCAGAAGCTCTTGGTGTCCGGGTCATAGACGATCTGCCTGGTCGGGTAGTCCCCCTCGTCGCCCGTGAAGGCCACGAGGATCCTGATCACCCCGAGGTTTCGGTCGGCCCGGATGAAGAACCACTTCCGCTTGTTGAAGTCGATCTTCTGGAGGGCGGCGTCAGTGTTGACCCGGAAGAAGCTGTCGAGTTGGGGGCTGAGATGCTCGACTTGTCCCTGCTGATCCAGCGAGTACAGGCCCTGATCATCCAAGACGAACAGCGTCCCCATGTAGATGTCCCAGCACCTTTGGCTGATGACACCGCGATAGGCAATGAGGGACACAGTGGCGTCGAGGGAGGGATCGTTGACCCAGGTGAGACGGTGGCAGTGGCGGGACTGTCCAACAATGAGAGCCCCGGCAAAGGGGATGAGAGCCGTGATGTAGTCGGTGTCCCGGACGTTGGTCTGGAGAACCAGTTCGTTGGTCTCGGGGACAGATTCAGGCTCATCGGCCTCGGAGTAGAGGAGCGTATTCGGTCTGGTGCCTGTGGTATCCACCCCGAGAACTGTCCGGTCCTGAAACACAACGCCAACAGCAAAGTCAGAGCTAGCCACACCGTATCGGTTCGCGTTGAGGGCTCCACTGCTAAGCAGGATGGGAAGTCCAAGGAACCCCTCCCTGTCGGCGTTGGTCAGGTCGTAGTCAGAGAGCTTGTCCTCAAAGCTCGCGGGTGAGCGGAGGGTGGCAACCCGGAACAGGGTGGTCGCCTGGTTGCTGGTGGACCGCCACAGTTCGACGGCAGTTGCACCGCTGGGAATGGGGATCGGGGACCAGGTCAGCTTTGCCGCTTGGTCTTTGCAATCCACCTCGTTCACTGGCGACAGTGACGAGTAGATCGGTCCACCTGCGGAGGCCGGGACCGAGTCGTTCACGAAGCGGTAGTAGCACTGGTACTTCCCTCTGAGGGTGGCCCGCATGATGGCCAGGCCCCTGGCCTTCCCCACATCTCCTGTGGTGTCCAGGAGCGTTGGCGGGAACAGGTAGGTCTTGTTGGGGTTGGGCAGGTTGAGCTTGGTGATCTTGCCCGAGCAGTCCACCTCGGTGGTGATGATGTCCCCGTCCTCGGTGACGAACGTCGGGGGAGTCAGGTAGCCCGAGCCGGGGTTGTCGAGGGTGGGCTTGAGTGCCCGCCGCTTGTAGGTGTTCGTGTTGATGACCGTGAGCCGGTCTGGGCATCTGGGATCGTCCTGGCAGTAGCCACGGGCCTTGATCTGGCACCGAGCCGTGGTCGAGCAGAGGGGGCCGTTGAACCCCGTCCCCGACTGGAAGCTGTTGGCAACGTGCATGGTGGCCGTGATCTCGTCGCCCGGCTTGTAGCCAGTGCCGAAGTCATAGACCTCAGCCGTGATCTCCAAGTCAGACAGGTCTTGGCCGTTTCCTGTCGGGCACTGCACCCTGTTCCAGAAGTTGGAGGGGAACTTGATGTAGGCCTTGGCCCCTCGACCTGAGCCCCCGGTGGCCTCGACCACGAAGCCGTTCCCTTGCCGGATGTACTCCTGCCAACAAACCCAGAAGTAGGTGGGAAGCTCGAAGATTTCCCAGAACACCACGCCTGTGTCTGGATCACCGGCCGCTGCACCAGACTTGAGGGAGAGCTTGGCACTCGCACCCTTGCCGGTAACAGGGAGCCCTGGCTGGTCGGTGAACTGGACGCATGGGGTGCCGGTGTACCCGGTGCCGCCATCGGTGATCTCGACCTCGGAGACCTGGGCGCTGGCAATGCGGCAGATCGCCTTGGCTTGCCGGCCCGGCCCGGTGTAGGGGGCGTCCGTTGGAGTCGGATCCAGGAGACTCCGGTTCTCGATGGGGCTGGGATTGGTGGTGGTGCTGCCGCCGATCCCCGGTGGGGGGCCGATGTAGCAGCGAGGGGGCAAATGGTAGCCACCGCCCGCATCGGTGATGTCCACCCTGGCGACGTAGAAGCTGGCGGTCGGGTCGATGGCGATCTCTGGTTTGGTGCCGGGGGCCTCCATGCCCACCGGCCTTGTATTCCCGTCTTGGCCTCGGACCATGCCTCTCTTCCCGTACCCCTGGTACAGGTAGACCTCTCCCCTTCGGCCCTGGGAGAAGCTCACGGGGTGGTCGGGCGAGAAGGCCCCTATTGCGGCGACACTCTCTGTGAGGCCGGAATCCACGGCAAACTGGACGATGTCACCTCGCTCGTTCTGGCCGAGGATGAACTGCGGCTGCCCGGCTCCGGTGGTCAGCCCCCAAGTTTCCAGAAGCCGGCTCGTTGCGGTAGCCACGGTCTGACTGCCGCCTCTGACCGTGAGTTGGCCGGGGACCAGAGACATAATGTTTGTCTGGTCTACCGCCGTCCCTGGCGGAAGACCGTAGGGGCTGGCTGCCGAAATCAGGCCGAGGAACTTACTGATACGCATGCTTCATCCTTGATTCGCTGAACCTCTGCCAGGTAGGCGGCATGGGCTTCCTCGGGGGTAGCAAAGTAGCCAAGAGAGATGAACCTCCCCTGGTTTCTGATGTATGCCTCGTGCCTCTTGATCTTGAGCCTTTTGACAAGACGGACTCCAGTTGGCAACGAAGAGTCTTTGGCCCTCGCCTTCCCAACCTGATACAGAGGCGTCCTGTTCTTGCTGTTCTCAGAGCTGCTTACGTCCCTGAGGTTGGCGACCCTGTTGTCCATTGGGTCTCTGTTGATGTGGTCGATCTCTTGCTTTGGCCAGTCGCCTGTGTGCAGCAGCCAGATGTAGCGAGAGAGCAAGACCTTCTTGTTTCCAACTTGTGCCTGGAGCCTGCCGGCCGAACCGACGCACCACACCCTCTTTCCGATCTCGCCAGCAAACTCCTCATCGATCTGAAAAGCCGGGACGGTCTTGCCGCCCCTGGTAACCCTTGCCTCCACCCACATAGTCACGCCCTTTGTGCATTACCTCCGTCCACCGTTCCGGCCCCAGTGCCGGCGGCGGTTCCTCCGTCCAGTGTATCATTGGCCGGGGGCGGGGGCGGATCGACCGTCCCACCACCACCGCCGCCACCACCACCCGGAACCCCTTGGTCAGCACCAGCCCGGAGATACCAGAACGAATACCAACCGTGAGGCGAAGACTGACGCTGACCAGAGATCGGGGCGACAACATCCTGCTCGAAAGCCATGCGGAGGTCTCGGCCGTATATACCCATGGTTCCTTCCAGGTTCTTCCCCGTGAGTCTGGCCAGCCACATCTCACAAGCCGACAGGCAGGCCGTGTACATGGTTGGCGAGATGTCCAGGTAGTCGGTGACGACAAACTTGGTGCCAGGTGCATACGAAAGCTGGCCCTGAGGACTCCAGACATGGATCGTGTCTTGGTCATCCACCTTCTTGATCAGTGCTTCGTCGCTATACCCGTTCATCCCAGCCAGCGACTCGGGGTGCTTTGTCGGGTCCGAGCTAACCCGAATGATGCAGTTCAGCATCTGTGGGCTGAAGGATGTGCCAGTCCCCTGGACCACGGATCCTGTCCACTCGACAGTCCCCGCCCGAGCCTGCTTTTCCCAGCCGGTGAACCTGAGATCGCGGGGTCGGCGTCGGTAGGTGAGAGTGACGAACGAGTCGGTGGCGAATCCGTTGAAAACCCGGACTTCGTACCTGTCTGGGGATGACGTTGACGGCAGGACAGTCCACACGATTCTGGTCAAGTTCCGCCACTGGGAGTTGAGCAGGCGGGCCCAGTCGGTCGGGGTCACATAGGTGATGCTGACGTTGGTGATCGGCAGGGTCAGCGAGTCCACGGACTGGACGCCCCACGGGAGCAAGTAGGCTACGACCGAGTTTTGTCCCCCAAGGTCGAACTTGTCCTCGGAGACATACCAGCGCCACGAGTCGCGCGCAGTGACAACCTCCCTGTAGCCATGAAAAATGGCTTGGCGAAGAAGTCGATGCTCTTGATCTTGTGCCCCGCCCCCTGTGGTTGAGAACAGGTAGTCGGCCAGGTCTTGACTTGTGTACATTGCTCAGTCCTCAGGGAAGGGGTGCAACCGTGCCATCCACGGTCACCGTGAACTCGTCGCCAACGAGGATCACTGTTCCTCCGAGGGACACTCTCCACCTGTAACGAACGGAGTTAGTGTCGTACCAAGCCTTGACCTGGGCAACGGTTGTTCCAGACAGGATCGTGTCCCAGTTTGCTGTGGCGTTTGCCTTGGACTGAAGCTCCACGAGCAGGCTGCCGTTGTTGAAGGCGGCAGTCAGGTCAAAGCTGGTCTTCAGGCTACAGCTAACGTCAACGAAGGTGCCTGGCGGGGCCTTTGTTGACGCAGGGTAAACAAGGAACCGGAGGAGAACGACGGTGAGCAGTGCCGGCTGGCTGTAGACCTTCTCGATCTTGGGTGTCACGGCACCGCACCGATAGATCCACTGGTTCATGGACAGCAGGGCGTTGAACCCCAGCGTCTGGCTGACCTGTCCTCCCATTGGATAGAAGGTAGGTGTTGGGATGGTGCTTCCCTGGTTCGTCTCCCACTGGTAGGAGATGGGCGAGTCGGTGGACTGAGCCAGAGCAGTGAAGGTAACCGGGGCCCCTGAGGACTCCATTTCGGCAGTGGTCAGGTACACCGTCTTGGAGATCGGGTTGGTCGTGAAGGTCGTGGACTGCGGGTTGGTCTGGGTGGTTGGCAGAACGAGGTTCAGGATCTGGTTGGGTGGTGCCCCGGTGATGGTGGCCGAGGCGACTGGGCCCGAGGTCACAGTCCCGATGGTCAGGGTGTTGGCCGGGCCGGTCGGTCCGGGATCGCCCTTCGGGCCAACCGGGCCAGCAGCACCCGTCTGGCCCATGACCCCCTGGATTCCGTCCAAGCCTGGGTCACCTTTCGGGCCCTGGGGTCCGATGGCACCCGAGGCTCCCGGCACACCGGGCTGGCCCTGGGGGCCCTGGATTCCCTGGATTCCCTGGGGGCCGGCATCACCCTTCGGTCCCTGGGGGCCAACCGGGCCGGTCGTGCCAGTTGCCCCAGACGAGCCGGTCAAGCCACGCTCGCCCTGGGGTCCACGAATGGGGCCGACGTTGATCCAGTTGGTGCCTGTCCACAGGATTCCATCACCCGGCTGGCCAGAGATGGCACCGACCGGGATGGGGGAGACGAGCAGGTAGAGGTCACCGATGTCCGGGGTTGCAGACGGGGGCCATGCAGTGACCACGCCTTCGAGGGTGAGGGAGTTCCCCTGGGGTCCCGGAGGTCCGACTTCACCCTGGGGGCCTCGGTCACCCTGGATCCCCTCGGGGCCGGCGGGGCCAATCGGGCCAGCCGAACCAGCCGGGCCGACGTTGCCCTGGGGGCCTTGGCTGCCGGTGTCGCCCTTGGGGCCCTGATCTCCACGAAGACCCTGAGGGCCAATGGGACCAGCCGGTCCAGCCTGACCCTGCAAGCCTGGGACACCTTGGATGCCCTGCGGACCAGCAGGCCCACGGGTTCCCTGGTAGTCCAGGTTCCTCCATGCGGTCCTGCCGTCACCGATCTTGGTCTTGCCAGTATCTGTCTCGTACCCCCACTCCCCAGCATCGAGCGTGGGGTTGATGGTCAAGAAGTTGTTGGCGGTGTCACGCCTGACTTGGATCTTGGAGAACGTCGTCATTGGGCTTCAGCTCCTTGTCATCTTGCTTGAGTGGGCCGGATCGAGTTGGCAGAGCGTTAGCCTTCCTCATTCGGGCGATGTGTGCTTGGTGGCGCTCTTTTATCCCCTTCATCACCTCTTCGAGATCGGTCATTGTTGTTGTCTCCGTCCGTCGATTTGTACTTCCTCGATGTCCCCTTCGATGTGCCAGAGACCTTGGGCGATCTTGACAACAAGAGCCTTGCCCCACGGCCCCTTTACGTTGAACGTCTTCGGGCGTAGCTCAGGGGAATCTTTGCTAACAAAGCCGCTTTCTTCGGAGGTAACAAGGCACCCCTGTGCTGACAAAACTTCAAACTCAAACCCCGGAGGAATACTGACCGCTGCCAGGTCTCCAACTCCGATGACCACCTCTGCGCCGGGGTTGCTGGCAAAGAAGAGGGCGTTGGCGTAAGTCTCGTCCAGCCCCACCGGCGGATTGCAAGGGACTATGATCCGTGGGCCAAGTGCGTCCCTGTTGACCGAACTCAGCTTGTAGATGGCGAGGAAGCTGGCCGAATCCGTGACTTCAACCGTCCCTTCAGTTAGCCGCAAGACCGGCACACTGTTGACCTGGAACTTCACTTCTCCAAAGACGGGTTCGTCTGACGAGATCAAGAGTCTCGGGTTGTTTTTAGTGCCGCCCAGGCCGATGACGGCTGTGCGATCAAAGCTGGTGCCGGCCATAATGAGGGAAACATCGCCATCGATTGGATCCAAGCCAAACTCAAGAAACTCGGTTCGGATGTAGGGTGATGTGTCAGACTGGCCGATGGCTTGGTTGTCTCCCCAGACCACCGGGAAGGCGTTTGTGTAGGCCCCGGTCGTGAAGTCAATGTCGTTGTTTTCCAGTTCGGTAGGCGCGCGGACTGGCGTGTAGGCGCAGTACAGCAGGCCGTCATCACCGACCTGGAGGCTGTTGCCCTGTACCGCACTTACCCGAGATGGGCCGGGCTCTCCTTGTGGTCCCTGTGGACCGTCAGCACCCGCCGGTCCCTGGGGGCCGATGAGGGACTCCCACTTGGTGCCGTCGAATACCCGAACGTCTTGGATGTCGCCCTGTGCCATGGTTCACCAATGAGGGTTGATGGTCGGAGTGAGACAACAAGGCAGGGGAGCGGCTCTTGGCTCACTCCCCTGCCTGTGTCTTGGGGGTCAGTTCGTGACGATCCAGATGGCACCGGCTCGGGGCAGGATCGGGGTGGTGGACTGGACGAACACCTGGTTGTTCTCCCCGTCCAAGCCATCGGCACCGTCAGCACCGGGAGTTCCAGGGGCACCGTCAGCCCCATCAGCACCCTGCTTGAGGACGAAGTTCAGGACCGCATTGGTGGGCGTTCCCGAGTTCGTCACCTGAGCAGCAGGACCGTCCGTCACCGTCCCGATGGCCACCGAGGCAGCCGTGCCGGGGAGACCCTGAGGACCTTCGGGGCCCTGGAGCGGACCCACGTTCTGCCAGCCACTGCCGTCGTACAGGACCCCATCACCGGGCTTGGAACCAGCCGGGGCACCGGCCGGAACCGGGGTCCCGATGATGTAGAGGTCGTTGAGGTCTGGGGTGGCATCCGGGGGCCACACAGTGGTGGTTCCCTTGATGACAGCCGCCGCACCGACATCACCCTTCTCACCCTTGGGGATGACGAAGTTGAACACGGCGTTCTGGGCCGTCCCGCCGTTGGTGACAGCAGCGGCATCACCGGGGGCAGCCGTAGTCACCGTGCCGACACCGACCGTGGCAGCGAGGCCATCGGCACCGGGGGCACCGTCAGCGCCATCGGCACCGGGCAGACCCTGGTCGCCTTGGTCACCTTGGTCACCCTTCTGGCCGGGGGAGCCATCGGCACCGTCAGCGCCAGCGGGGCCAACGATGGAGATCCACTGAGTGCCGTCCCAAACCCGAACGTCTTGAGTCGCCATGGTCTTAGCCCTGGGGGTTGATGTTGATGTTTCCAATCTCAGTAGCTGGAGGCGTGATTCCCCCAATGCTGGTTCCACCGCCGATCTCAATGGAGATGCCAGTGGGTTGCTCTGGTGGCTTGATGGTCACAACCCCGATGTCCGGGGTCACCTTGGTGGTGGTGGAAAACCAGATGTCACCCTTGCGGGGGCTGACTGGTTGGTTGGCCTGGGGTCCGTAGACGGTGACCGACTCCCCATTGAGACCTGGGGGTCCCTGGGGGCCTTGTGGTCCCGTGCCGCCGCCACCTCCACCTCCACCCCCGGAGATGGGCTGCCAGCTTGTCCCGTCCCAGTAATGAGCTTGTGCCATGGTTATTTGCCGATTTTGGTGTGCATGGGTCAGTAGGCGACCTTCCAGCGAATACCTGAGAATGTTGCCTCGCTTGATCGTGCGCCGGGGCTAACTTTGATGTCACGATTGTTCTGGTGAATCGTGCAGAATCCGTAGGTGACAGCCGTGCCAACAAGCCGCATGGCAAGGGGGAACTTCGATTCAAGTTCTGCAAGCGGGAACTGAGGTGGCAGACGCAGCGGAACCCACTCTCCGATGCCAGCGCCGAATGACAGAGTGCCCTTGAGTTCGATGAACCCGCCGATCATCCTCGCTTGAATCTCGGTAGAGACAGACTCCTTCGCCCCATCCATGCGCACCATCCATGTCCAATCAATGTCGGGCGGCGGCATCTTCGTTCCACCGGCCAGCATCTTCTTGACCTCGTCCAAGACCGACTTCTTGAAGTCAGCGATGGCCGGGTCGTTGATGGTGGAAGCACCGACCGGAGAGATGGCAACGAGCTTGGCGTCGATCTGAGCCCTGGAGTACAGGAACAGAGCCATATGGTTGTCGAAGTCGATCTTCGACATGCCCTCGCCCTTGAGCATGTACCGGGTGTCAGAGATGTCCTTCCGCCAGAACAGGTCGTTGACTTCTGCCGTCGTGTACCCCTCGCCCTTCTGCATGACCACGCCGAGGTCAACGAGGGTCAGGAACTTGGCGTCGGCTTGGCTCTTTGTGTAGGCATCAACGACAGGGGCCTGCTTCCCCTCCAGCGAGTCGATGCGGGCCTGGATCGGCTCGAAGTCGGACCTCAGGGCGACGTAGTCATTCACCAAGCCAACAGTGAACACCAGCCGGGGGCCAAACCCTTCATTGGTATCGACGTAGGTCAGGGCGACTGGCGGGAGGCTGGAGTCACCAAAGCCAATTGCCCGCGCCACCAGGGTCCCAGTCAGCATGGCCTGCGTGTTGTCGGAGAGCTTCGCGTATGGGGTGAGGTCTTGAGGGGCGACCGCGGCGTCCGACTGGAACGTGAGTATCTCCTGCTGCCGCCCGTCCGGGCTGAAGACCATCCGAATGACACCGTCGATGAGCTTGGGCTTGAGGACGATGTCTGGAGCGAGGCTGTCACCGAAGGCAATGGTCTGGGTGATGACCGCTTTGGTGAGGACAATCTGACTGGCGTCCTCTTTCTTGGCAAAGAGGTCCAGGTCTTTTTTGTCGGCCTTGGTGGCGAGCGAGTCGCCAATTGTGTTGGCAACAAGCCGAAGTTCAGCGGAATACTGATCGACAATGCCCTGGTCCCAGACTGCGGCCTGGTCGGAGAGGGACTTGGCCGTGGCGGCGAGTTCATCTCTCACTGCTGCCACTGCGTTCAGGGAGATCGCTCCCGCCGACTGGGCCAGTGCATCAAGCCTGGCATCCTCTGCGTTCAGCTTTGCGACAGCGTCGGTGATGATCTCATCGACTTGGTCTTTGGTGTACCGGGCTGAAATCTGGGCGTTGATGTCTTGGACTGTATCCACGAACTCTGGCTTGGTGACCAGGCTTGAGGTGTCCACGGTGCCACCGCCACCACCGGCAGCAGCGACCCATCGGCCACCGGAGTAGACAGCAAGAGCTTTTTGGACACTAGGCATTGGCTTGCTCCTTCAAGACCGTGACCACTGCCTGGTATGCCGCCGATGCTTCTTCGGGGGTAGCAAACATTCCAAGGTACCTAGTCTTCCCGCCGACTTTGACCTGTGCCACATACGGGCGAGTCTTGCATTTCCTGTTGAAGGAAACTCCTGCTGGAAGCCCCGACTTGTTCGGCATCTTCTTGCCGACCTTGCAGAACGGAGCTTTGTTTTTCTCGTTCTCAGACCGACTTACGTCCCTGAGGTTTTCCACCCGGTTGTCAAGTTTGTCGCGGTTGATGTGGTCGATCTCTCCCTTGGGCCAGTCTCCTGTGTGCAGGAGCCAGATGTAGCGGTGCAGGGAGATCGTTTTTCCGTTGACATAGGTCTGGATGTACCCAGTGCCGTTCAAGCTGCATGAAACACCGCCGACCTCCTCCAGGAAGCACTCATCAATCTGGAAGGCTGGAGTTACCCGGCCCCGCTGTGTCACCCTAGCTTCGATGTACATGAATGACCTTTGACTAATAAGCAAATGCCGAGAAGCCGTCGAACTCAACGTGGGTGAACTTCCCGCCAGTGGCACAGACCAACAGGTTGCCGTTGGTGTCGAGGGTGACTGACACGAATCGGTGGGCCACTCTTTCTTCCTTGCCGGTGACCACAGACTTGGCGGAAACGAGCGGCTTAGGGAGTTGGGCCGGGAGAGTGCGGACGGTCGTGTAGGTTCCGGCACTGGAGTAGATGAAGTTCAACTCCCCCCGGATGCGGATCACCCCGTTGGTCATCTTGGCGTCGATCTGACCCACGCCTGCCACCCATGTCATCGGAGTCCAGTCAAAGTCCTCGGGAACCTTGGCAGTGCCGGTCATCATGGACCTGACGATGGCCCTGACTTGGGGCTCGGTCATGCCAGGGTTTTCCTGGATGACCTTCAGGACCTGGGTCTCTAGCTCGGTGATGGTGATTGGGGTTGTCGGTGAAGCTCCACCTCCAACCTCCAGGTCAGACTTGGTGGCTGGGTAGAGCCACAGGTCCCCGGTGTTGGCCAAGGTGGGCTCGGCGTCCTGCTCGAACACCGTGCCGCCGCCGCCAGAGCCCCCGGTGATCCCAGCGAGAAGGGCATCGACCTCCACATCCGAGTAGTGGCCGACGATCCCCCGAGACGGGACAACCGCCTGGTTCAAGGTCTGGTATGGAGCTTGGCGTTCAGGGGCCGGCATGTCTCACCTCAGGGTTCGATCAGGGCGATCATGTACTTCTTGCCGCCCACCATGACGGGGATGCCACCAACGATGTCGGGCTGGTGGAACGTGAGCCCATCCGGGGACAGGCCGATTGGCTGTCCGCTCTCCTGGGCGGTCAGAGGCGGATCGACGTAGCTGGCTTCCCCGTCCGGGTTGATCCACAGAGCCCCGATCTCGGTGGCGGGAGGGGGCTGGACTGCGGAGACGATGTGCGGCGGGCCGGGATCTCCAGGGGGACCGTCAGCACCCGGAGGCCCATCGGCACCGGGAGGGCCGTCAGCACCAGCGGGACCCTGGGGGCCTGGGGTCTTGCCGATGTGGTCGGCCACCTGCTTGGCGGTGACTCGCTGCGTGACAGCCCCGTTCACCGCCGGGAAGATGGTGGCGTCGGTGACCGTGCCGGCAGGCAGCAGCGATACCTTGGAGTCTGCCATGATCAGTTGCTCTGCTCTTTGCGGAGGGGGTTACCGGCCTCGGTCAGGAGCTTGGATCCGTCCTCTTGGAGAATCCGGTAGGTCGTGGCAGCAGGCGGCGGCTTCGGGGGACCCGATGCCTGCTTGGTCTTGTTCGTGAGGGTGATCTGACAGTGGGGCATCAGCCGCTCGCACAGAGGTAGCCTTCGATGTCCGCACCCTCGCCCACGAGGTATGAGCAGGAGTAGACGCACCCAGGGAGGGCCACGGCGTTCCCCTCGGTGATGAGGGTCTCGGCTCGGTTCCCCTCCTCGTCATAGAGGGGGTAGGGGGTGCCGCCCGGCTCGGTGAGGCAGGACCACTGGACAGTCCCCGATCCCGACTCAGCGATCAGGATCCCGCCAGCCGAAGCATGGAAGGGAATCACCTGGGAGGTGGAGACATCCGAGGTGATCTTCACCGGGATGACCCCGGCGTTGCGTTCCATCTTGGGCATGGGGACCTCGGGTTCGAGAAGGGCTCCTACTGGTTCATGGCCCCCCCAGCCCGAAAACGGTCACGCCTTCTTCTTCCACTTCGGGACGTACTTGTCCTTCACCACCTCGCCGGCCTCTGCCCGGCCGAGCCTGGGGTTCTTTGCCATCTCCTCTTGGACCAGCTTCCCCTCAAGCCTCTTGCTGATCTTCTTCCTGTCAGGGGCTTGTTCATGACCTTGGTGGTTGACAGCCCCCGTCACGGTTAGGTTTCGGGCCTGTGCAACCTTCTTGACATCGGAGGTGTCAGAGACCCACGCCATGGGGTCCATGTGCCCCCGCTTGTCGGCCAGGCCGGAGACGTACTGTTTGCCGGCGATGCTGATACCGGCCGCCTTGGCTTCGCGGACCATTCGCTGAGCCTGGTGGACCGGCATGTCATCCATCCAGTTGCCGTCGAGCCGGCCCTGCTGGAAGGCCCGGTCTGTCCCCTTGGTTCCCGGGGGCACCCCGAGGGCACACATCTCAGCAAACGCCGGGGTCTGCCCGTCCTTGATCATGCGGACGTAGTGGTCCTGGATTTCCTTTTCAGCCAGGGCGATCGAGATCGGCATCATCATGGCATCAGCTCCTGGGGAACCTGGTCAGGCTCGGGCGGCGGGCCCTGGGGGAGAGGAGGGGCCCCACCGCCGCCTTCAACCGGAGTCGTGGTTCCCTCTTGCCCAGGAGGAGTGGCCTGGGTGGGGTCTCCGGGAGGCGGCGGCGGGGGGGGCGGTTCAGGAAGTAGGTAGGGCTTCGGGTCGATGTCGAGACTCTTGGCCCAGTCGGTGAGCAGGGCGTTCCAGACAGAGACGTTCCCCATGCTGACGAGCTGCTGAGCCATGGGGCCGACCGTGTTCATGGCCATCTGCATCTGCTCGACCTTGCCCGCCTTGTTGGGCTTGCGAGCAGAGCCGGCTTCGATGCGGTACTCGAACTCTCGGGCAGCCGAATTGATGTCGAGGGCCCGGACGGCTTGGTCCCACACCTCGGCACCCAGCGGCCCGAGGACAGGGACAACGTCTTTGCCTTCCAGGAGCCACCGTGCGGCCAGGGCTTCCTTCCTGGCGAGGGCACTCATGGCATCCTCCAGGACATTGGCCATGTCGTCAGGTCTCACGCTTATCTGTTCGCTCTTGACCTGCGCCTCTGCTGCACTTCTGAACTGGTTTCTGGTCATCCCGTATACGAGTTCTGTCAGGCCTACCCTCTTGTCGAACATCTCCATCACCGCCTGCATCACCTGGAAGAACTGCGGTGACAGGTCGGGGAGCTGGAGGACCGAGATGATGTCGTTGATCGACCGGCCGAGGCTCTCGGACAGCTCGATCAGGGAGAAGCCGCCCTTCTCATGCTGCAAGAGCTGGTCCTTGATGTCCTGGTCGGCCGCCTTGCTCACGGCGATGGTGGTCTTGCAGGACACCATGATCCGGGTGGCCAGGAAGCTCATGCCCCAGTTGATGAACTTCAACTCGGGGGTCCCCGGCTTGAGGTGGCTGATCGGCCACGAGAACCCGGGCTTCCGGTGGAACTGGAGCGGGGTGAACGGCCACCCGTTGATCTCCGTCGAGAACGGGATCGGCCACCGGGTCTGGGCGAACATCTGCTCGGGGAGGCCGGTCTCGGGGGACGGCGGCTCCATGGCGAGCTGCTTTGGGGCATTGAGGGGGAAATCCACGCCCTCGGCCACGATGATGTAGCAGGTGCCGCCCAGGGAATCGAACAGGTTCTTGAACTCCTTGTCGGCTCCCTTGAGGGTGTGTCCGAAGCCGGTCTTGGAGTAGATCTTCCAGTAGACGATCAGGTCGTTCGTCTTGCCGTTTCGCTTCTTGGTCTTGTAGTCCCGGTTCTTGTCCTGGGAGCGGGCAACGTAGGACTCCAGGTGACCCTTCAGGTCTTCGCGGTTGAGGCCGTACTGGGCCGCCACCTGGTCCACGGGATGGCAGCAGCGACGGGCCACCCAGAGAATATCTTCCTGCTCGTCGGCGTCGGGGTCCCAGACGATGTTGTCGCACGAGTCATAGAAGCTGCCGACCATCCCGAACGTCTGACCCTCGGCCCCCTCAAGCTCCACCATCTCCGTCCACCACACCCCAAGCCCGGTGATGATCGCCTCGTCCACGACCTTCCGGCTGTGTTCCTTGAGGTTCAGCTCGACGGGGGTGTAGTTGAGGTAGCTCTGGACCAGCTCGGAGATGCCCTTTCGCTTCTCATCCTCCATGGCAATCGCATTGGAGGCCGCGAGGAACTGCTGGATCCGTGGATCCTCGATCGGCATGCCCGTCATCGGGTCAACCTGCGGCGGTGCCGATGGGTCGATCCCCAGAGTGATTGGGGAGACCACCGGGAAGGCCCGAGGGGTAACCGTCCTCACCGGATTGCGGGCATAGATCACTGAACCAAACAGCTTCACCGCCTCGAACACCTTGTTCACGCACATCCGGAAGGACGGCGGGGCCATCTTGGAGTAGGCCGGGGAGCTGCTTGGTGGCTGACGATCGTCCCAGAACCAATCACCGGACCCGTCGAAGAAGTTCCTGGCTTCGGTGGCGTCCTCGGTGAAGGGCTTCTTGTGTTCCAGCCCGAGGTTGAGCTTCTCCAGCCAGCCCTTCGAGATGGATCGAAGGGCGTCTTCCATGAGCTTCGAGGAGATTTCGTCCCCGGGAAGCTCAGGAAGCCCGCCGTCTGCGAGAGATGCGTCGGTGGAGAGGTTCAGGCCGTCCATGGATCAGCTCTCGGTGGTCTTCTTCGGACTGGGGTTCACCTTGGCTGCCTGCTCCAGCTTCATCCTGGTGAGCAGGGCCTTGATTTCCTTCAGGGATTCCGTGTTTGGGTGGAGGGTGAACGCCCCCCACTTCGACCAGGGGCCTGCCATCTCGCTCTCCCGCCAGAACGGGTCATCGGCGTGGCGGACGCTTGGCTTCTCGACGAATCCGGCATCCTCGGCCCACACCAGGATGTTGACCGTGGAGTTGCCGGGCCGCCGGCTGATCCACCCCATCGAGGCCGTCTTGGGATCCGGGTGAAGCGGGTTGTCGTGGTACAGGACGAGGTCACCGACCGTCAGTTCGGGGAGCTGGTAGCTGTTGCTCATGTGCGATGGTCTCCTTGTGGCCGCAGCTTGCCAGGGGCTGACTCAGCCGCAAACCGTCTTTCAGGCGACCCAGCTCTGGGTGTAGGAGTTGGGGGTGAGGTACACGGTCCCGTTCTTGTTCTTCTCCTTGTCCTTCGCCGCCTTCCATGCAACCCACCAGGGGTCTTCGCCAGAACCCTTCTCGGGGGCGTAGTACCGGGGCTCATAGGCGCACAGGTACCGGAGGCAGTCCACGAGGTGGAAGTCGCCTCTCTTCACGGGCTCATCCGTCACGATCGAGAGGCCGTTGTGGTTGACGGTCTTCTTCCGGTAGGACTTCAACTCCCGCTCCATGTTCGGGACGGCCTCACGAAGGAACCTCAGGCGGGGAGTGCCATCAGGGCGGATGTGCAGCATGTTCCGCACCGACTGGAGGCCGGCCTGGATGTCATCCGCACCGGCAATGAAGCTCGCCCCGGTGGTCTTCGAGCGGATGCCATGGAGGACCATCTGCTCGGTGTACTGGTCCTGGGCAGACTTCCCGGACCCGATGTCGGTGATGCGGCCACCGTGAGCGTCGATCAAGAAGGCCTGGAACTTGACCCCGGTGGTCTTCTTGAGGAACTCCTGGCCGAAGACGATCGCGTTCCCATGCCGGATGTAAAGCTCATCGTAGATCAGGGTCATGGACTCGTTCGGCGGGATGGCGGCGAACAACACGGCCGTCACGCTGTGCCCGGGATCCACCACGGCATACCGGCACCAGTCATCGGGGATGGTGTTGTGGGTGAGCTTGTCCCGGTCAAACCCGTGAACCGACATGGCGAACGATGGGTAGACCTTGTTGGAGTCGATGTTGAACTCACCCTCGGATCGCTGCCGAAGGACGTCCTCGCCGGCTGCGGCCCACCGCTCGATCATCTTCCGCTTCTCATCCGGATCGATGTGCGGGTTGTCGAGGAACCGGAGGGTGTACCGGCGGATGTCAACCTGGCCGCCACGCTCTTCTGCCAGCCTGGCCCGCTCGTTCAGGCCGGCCAATGCGTCGTTTTTGGAGTGGGGCATGGCCGACCAGGTAAACCGGCCTTTCCGGTCAGCGAGCCGGGCCTGCATTTCTGGGACCCACTGCTCGTTCTGGATGTCCTCGTCGATGTGGACCCTGTCGGCCTGGAAGCCTTGGGGTGGATCCCCCTCGGACGAGAAACAATTGATCGTCCACCCGTTGACCAGCTCGCAGGAGTTCAGGTACCCGGCTGACTTCAGGAGCCAGGACATGCTCTTGATCATGCGAGGGGGGATGAGGGGCGGGGCCGGCTTAGCCTGGGCCTCCCGCTCAATGTCCCCGAGCAGTGCAGGGTTGAAGGCCCGCCACTTCC